TGCGTCCACTTCGCCGCCTCTTGCTCCCACACCAGTTGGCACACGCGCATCGGCGCGATAACCAGCGTGCGGCGGATTATGCCGGCGTCCATCAGTGCGCAGATAGCAGATAGCGTGATAGCCGTTTTACCCATACCAGGGTCGAGGAACAACGCCGCCGAACCGCGCATACAAAGGTGGTCCACCGCGCGCGCTTGGTATTCGTGCGGCGTCCACTCCTTGTGGTTGGGGGCGATTCGCCTCATCATTCGGCTTGATCCATTTCGTACAACGTAGCCACCAAGTCTTCAAAGTCGGCGGGGTCGTTTATAACCGCGACGTGGCAGTTGCGTTGTCTAAGTTTATCTATAACCAAGTCCTGACGCTTGCTCGTCTTGCCAGTCGCACTTTTAAACTCGACCCAAAGCGTCGTGCCGTTGTGGAATATAAACACGTCATCTGGCCAGCCGGTCGCAGCTCCCTTCCCAAAGTGCAGGCGCTTGTGCAGCAGGCCCCAGTGCTGGGCTAGCCTTATGCAGGTCTTTCTGACGTAGCCTTCGGTCATCGCACGCCTAGGATATACAGCAGTAGCGCTGCGCGCTGGTCCGCGAACTTTCGACCGGTGGCGACTCCACGCTTGAAGTCGTCCGACAGATATTCGCGGATTTTCGTATAAAGGTCGTAGTCGTCTTCGCCCAGCAGGTGCTCGGCCCAAAAGTCGGCCCAGCGGTGCGTGCCGTATTCCGGTGCACGCAACTCTTGCTTGGCCAGCGTCTCGCCTTCGGCGTACAGCACAACGCGCCAGAACGGCTTGGCTTTTGTCGGCGCGTAAACATCTGTCAGCTCGCTATCGAGCGAGGCGGCCCAGCTCTCGACGGCAAGCATCGCCGTGGTTGTGCTCGGCAGTATGCCAAGATGATCAGCCAAATGGGCAAGGGCCCGCTTTGCTTTTGCCGAAAGGGCACTTTTTGCAATACGACCCAGGTCGGGGCGCAAAGGTTTTGTCGGCAAGTAGCGGCGCGGCGCGGTCGGCCCACTTTCGCTTGAGCGCCGGCGCTTCGGATCGGGTGAACTCACCATGTTGCTCTTGTCCTGTGTCCAGATATTCCAGCCGTGTTTCGACAAAATGAACTTGAGGATAGCGCGCGAAAACACTTATCGCGAACTGCTCCATCTGCTCTTGGTTGGAGCCCCAGGCTTTGCCGGTTTTCCAGTCAATCACAGTGAAGCTATTGTCGGGCCACAACACGCCCGCGTCAAGGATATTTCGGTACCAAGTGTCTTTTCCAAACCAGCTCGTGGATGTGCCCCAGTTGGGCGTGAACGCCCATTGCTGCTCGACCACCGGGTCATTGGCTTTTATCTGATTAAACACCGGTTCGAACCGATCTATGGCTTTAGCCTCATGTCGTAGCTCGGGCCCGTAGGTTATACCCTTCTCGACGATGGGCTGGCCGATAAGATACGCGGCCACGCCTTTGTGTACACGGTCGCCGCGCTCCATGGCTTCATTACGAACGTCATCGAGCTTGTCTATGTTCTTGTGCTTGTAACGACGCGGACACTGTTCATAAAGCGACAGCCGCGAATAACTCCACGCGCTCACGTCTTGAGCCCTTCCACCACGGCTTTTTCGGCGGCGCGAACGCGTTCTACCACAGCCGCCACGGCCGCTTTGCACAGATAATCCCAGTTAGCCTCAACGGCGTTTCTGATGTGCCGGCTCATTTCCTCGTCAGAAGGGTTGCCGGACGCGCCAAAAAACAAGTCCAGCGTGTCGGGACAAGTGGCCGGCAGCTTCGTTGTGATGCGCGCATACTCTTTGTACGCGTCGCGCAGCTCTGACAACGCGACCACGGCCGCGTCGATTTCAGCAGCGGTCATAAGCGGCTTCTCGATAAATGTCACGGTCATCAAAAAGCCTCGTGATCGGGTGGCGGCGACGGGAGCATAACACCCTTGTCGTCGTAGTCGTCGCGGTTAATAACCGCACGCGGCGGCGGCTCGTAGCCCACACCAATGGCGCGCAGCTGTGCCTCGAACAGCGCTTCCTCGGTGTCGGTCATTCGCATTTCTTGAGCGCTCCCCACGAAAGGCCCATCTTGCCGTCCGACAGCATCGGAACGCTCAAGCGGGGCGCGCACATAACTTCGCGCAGAAGCCGCATTTGATCAAGCACATTCTGCGAGCCAAGCTCACCGGGCACGCTGATGTTGATTTCGTCGTACACGGTCACCAAGAACCGCGCCTTGCGGTCGGGGTGCCAGTACCAATCGATCAGCGCTTGCTTAGTCAGGTCGGCGGCAGAGCCTTGGATAAGGTAGTTGATAAGCTTGTAGTAGTAGTCCTGCAAGCGGCCGTTAATGACCCTAGAAGGCTCGACGTAGTACAACCGACCGCCCAGCGTGCGGATCGGCTGGCCGCTCTTAGCCGCCTTGGTGAGTGCGTCGTTCAACAGCCTGCGACCAGGAAGCGCGCGGTCGTGAAAGGCTTTGAACTCTTTGGCTTCTTGTTCTGTCAGCCCCAGGCTCTTTTGAATGGCGCCCACACCACCGCCGTAAAGCGAACGGAAGTTTGTCACCTTGACCTTGGTGCGCAGCGCCTTGTTGAACGCTTCCTTGCGCTCTTTGCTCCAGCTATCCGGCGGCAACAGCGAGGGCACAAGTTGCTGCATCACGTCACGCACCCATTCGTGCGGATCAAGCGCGGGGTTCTCAAGGTAGGCTTGCCGAAGCGCGCCGGCCTCGTAGTGAGCAAAAACGCGCAGCTCTTGGCCGCTAAAGTCACGGTGACACCACACGCCGCCCTCGTCCGGCAGCATGTAGGAACGCACCAGCGGCAGCTTAGGAACGCCCAAGAACTCCGGGTGCTCGTATCCGTCCGGCCGGTCCTCAAAGCTCTTGGCGATGTTAAGCAGGTTAAACTCGCCGGACGTGGACGGCCGGCCGGTACGTGTGCCGCCCTCGCCGCCACGCGTTTGGTTCCAGCCGGTGGACACCACGCCGGAACGCCGCATACCTTGGTCAAGCCACTTGTCCATGAACATGGTAAGCGACGTTTTAAGGCGGTTGCGGTAGCCCACAGCGCTGGCTACGCGCGGGTCGTTGAACATATCCGGGGTCAACGCGTCTTTGCCAACGCGGAAGTCGCCACGCTTTTCGGTGCGCGCGAAGCGGTTCTCGTCCACCACGCCGGACCGTATTAAGGCGTGCGCATAGTCTTGGTCCGCGTCAAAGTTAAGATCAGGCGCGCCCAGCCGACGCCGTAGCTGGTCCTCAACGTAGGCCATAACTTTGCCGAACATCTCACAATCGCGCGCCAGCGCGTCCAGATCGACGCGGATGCCAAGCCGCTCGTTCTCAAGCAGTATCGGCATAAGCTGGCGCTCACGGTCGTAAGCCTCCGACATGCCTGCGCGTGTTACTTCGCCGTAGAAGGTCTGGAACAATGCGTAGGTTCGGTCAACGTCACCACACGCGTAAGCGCCGGCCATGTCACCGGGCACGTATTCCATGAACTCCATGGCGTTGGAGGCGCACACATTGCCGCGCTCGGGCTTACCGGGTTTGCGGTTGACGCGCCGGCCGCTGTCTTTCTGAATAGCTTGGCGGTTCTCCCACACGTATTCAGAGATAACATCGCGCTCATCGGCGCGCCAGTTAAGGTGACGCTCGGCGAGGTTTTTAAGCCCGTGAGAGTGGGCGTGCGGATCGACCAGGAAGGCCAAGAACGAAGTATCGTGAAAGCGCGCCCAGTTTGCCGGATCGAGCAAGAACGGAAAGCCAAAGAACTCGGCTATGACCTCAAGGTCAAACTTGGCGTTGTGAAAAAGAAAGCTCGCCCCTGGCACAGCTAACGCTTCTCCAAGCGCGGCGCGCGCGTCGGCGGGCGAGCAGTTGTTACCCGTTTTATGGCCGAATGCATAATAATGCGACGGCCGATTGCCGTACTTCACAGCAACACCAATGGGTCGCGGCGGATAAGTCTCAGGCCGCGAGCCAATGGGCAGCCCTTCGGTATCCAGCGTTATAAGCATGATCAGCGCCGGATAAAGCCGGCCGGCTGGTTTTCCTTCGGCTCGGGCTTCTTGTATCCCTCGAACGGTGCGTTGATAATTTCACCGTTTCGACGGAACAATACCGGCGCAAGGTGGTTAGGCGCCAAGTCAATGAAGTCGAAATTCATGACGAACTGCGAGCGCGGATCGGGAGCAAGCCAGATGCGGGTGAACACGCCGAACGGCGCGCGGCCGTGGTTGTTTCGCACCATGCGGCGATAGTCCTCAAAGCGCTTGCCACTGGTCACGGGAACCTTAATCTTGACGGCGTCCACCGAAGCGTAGTGTTCTTCGGTGTCGTAAACGTCAAGCTCCCAGTCACGCGCGTTGCGCGCTGGCGAGTACATGCCGGCCGGTACGATGGTAAGCACGTACTGGTTTTTGCACGCCTTGCCCTTGCCTGTGTCGGCCGAACCGTACTGGTTTTGCGGGCATGTCTTGCAGCCGCCGATGGTCCCGTCCGGCTGTAAATTCTGCGGTATAAAGAAGTCTTTCGCCGCGCTCATGCTCTCAAGGTGGGGGCGCATGTCGTCAGCGTTGCCGCGCGTGAAAGCGTAGCAGCGCGGCGGCTCGACGTTGTTAGGATCGAAGCGGCCCAGGAAGAAAGTGTTCGTGAGAACGCTGTCAAGGATAACGCAGGCAAGTTGGTTGCCAGGCAGCGCGTTGTCGCGAAAGCTCAAGACGCCGGCGCGAGTGGAAATGGACAGAGCCTCACCGGAGGCTCTGTCTTGTTCCGCATACATGCGTGCCGCGTCCGCGTATGCTTGCTCGTAGTTAACCAGATCGTTAGACACGCATGTTCTCCTTAGTGAACGGTCTCAGTCTTACGCGGTTCCACCGGCTCAGCAGTCGGAGCCGCCGTTGTGATTTCCGCGCTCGCCTTGGCAGCCTCGGCGTCGGCGTCAGCCTTCGCGGCGAGAAGCGACATGGCGGTCAAAAACGCCGCGCGCTTTGACAAAACGCCGCGAATATCGTGACGGATGGCTTCAGCGATAGCCTCGGTAATTTGATCGCCCATTTTGATGGTGTTGTCCACGTTACTCAACGCCTCTAGTATGCCTTGCAGATCAGCTCCTTTGTTGGCGTTGTCGACAACCACTTGCGAAGCGGCAATCTTTGCCACGGCCATGGTCGCGAGGATGGAAACAACGTTAATAACACGGTGATCGTCGCCACGCGTAGCTGCGACAATCGTCGCAAGCGCGTCGCTCGCCACATTTTCAGCCTCTTCCAAAAAAACGCGGTCCGGCCCATCCGGGCCAATGGTTCTGGTCTTGATCTTGTCTTCGGCGCTCATGTGCTTTGCTCCTACAGCCATACCGGCAGCGTGACCTTAGTAGTCAGCGGCGGCGTCCGTCAAGCGCTTTTCTGCGGACAAACGCTCAATTTCTTCGATTGTCGTTTGCAGAAGCTCTTGAAACATGCGCGACACTTCCTCAGTCACGTTAGCGACGCGCACGGGGTCCGCGTCGTCGGCAAGCCGTTGATTGAAATAACCTTGAGCGACAGCGGCGGCGGCGAACGAAGCGCCTACCGTCGCGACGAAAAGCCAGTCGCCATCGGCGACCTGTGCGGTGATCTGCCCGAAGTTGTTAACCAAGGCGATGCAGGCTTCGCGCTTTTCCTCGGTGAACTCGGGAACTTCGCGGTTTTCAACAGTTTCGTTTTCCACGGCGTTATCTCCTAGACTTTGGTGACGCTAAGGTCAACCACGTTGAAAGTGCCCATGCCGGGAAGACTCTCCCAGCCCTCTGTATCAGTGACGGCGGCGTCGGCCAAGCGTTTTTGCAGCATGTCAAACCGGCCCGTGTTGGCCACATACTCGTGGAACGCCGCCCAGTCCTTGACCGTTGGCTTGGTTTTTGTCGTGACCACGGCGCTGTAGCCGTCAGCAACAATACCGTCGCCGCTCTTGGGGATGGCGTCGATAAGGGCGTTCTTAAGCTCTCCCTCGAACTTCGACACGGCGTCCACTTGCTTCTGCATAAGCAAGCGCTTCTCGCGCACGTCGCGGTAAAGACGCAGCATGTCGCGCGGATCACTGGGTATGTTGCTCACTTTTTTGCCCTCATGTCTTGGGCGATTTGCCCGTAGCTTTGGAACGTTTTTCATTGCAGCAGAAAATCTCTCCTGTGTCCACTTGCTTCTGCATAAGCAAGCGCTTCTCGCGCACGTCGCGGTAAAGACGCAGCACGTCGCGGTAAAGACGCAGCATGTCGCGGTAAAGACGCAGCATGTCGCGCGGATCACTGGGTATGTTGCTCACTTTTTTGCCCTCATGTCTTGGGCGATTTGCCCGTAGCTTTGGAACGTTTTCATTGCAGCAGAAAATCTCTCCTGTGTCCACTTCTCTTTCCAGCAGGGGTGATCGACGTTGGACACGATCAGGTAATGGTCTCGCTTGCCGTTGTGTTTGAAGCCGGCCACGCAGTCCTCGTCGGCGGGCTTGAGCGTCATAATGCCGGCGTTGCGAAGCTGGCGCGACAACTGCGCCGGCGTCAGCTCTCGCAGCTCTCGATTGCGTGCGCCGACAAGCTGCTCGGCCAGATAAGGGAAAATCATGTTAAGCTCCTCCGCCGTGTAGAACGGGCGAATCGGCATAAGCGGTAGATAAATCTCAAGATCAGTGAGGCGTTTAAGCTCTTTGGCTGGCGTGCCTGCGCTGGCAGACTGTTTCGCCTGGGCGGCGTAGTCGAGCGCGGCCGTGATCCATTGGAAGACGATGTTAATGTCGGCTTCCTTCATCTGCGCCGCGACGCGCTGAATAGGCGTCATGCCCTCGGTGCGGGCGATATACTTCTCTTGCGTGAGCGGCGCGCGCATCGGCGGCGTCCAGCCCTTGAGATCGTAGTTAAGCAGATAGTGCATGATGGCTTTGCCGCCGTCTTGGCGGTTAACCCAGTCGTAGCTTTCCACGTAGAACTCTTTGAGCGCCGGGTCGGCGTTCGGGGCCTGCACGACAAAATACCGGCGGTCGTCATCTTTAAACGAGCCGGCCGCGCGGTCGTTGGCGGTAATCAGAAACATGCTCGGGCTGCGCATCTCGCGCGCTTTGCGGTACTTCTCGTTAATCGTCATTGTGTTGCCGACAACGTAGGCGCGCAGACGCGGCGCGACCTTGTGCATGGTGTCGCCCTGGGCTTCGTCCACAAACAAGATAAGGTTGCGCTCAAGGTAACCGTTATAATCTAAAAGAAGGGTATTAGCCTCCATATACATGGAGTAAGGCTCGAACGCCTTTTGCACCATCGTACACCACAAGCCCTTACCGCCACCCTCGTTGCCCACAAGCAAGATGGCGATAGGCGGCTTAACACCTGGGTTCTGCGCTTTATAGGCCACCAGCTTCAACGCGAAGTCTTTAAGGTCGTCGTTAAGCTCGCCGAACACCAGCTCGGTCATGCGCAGAAAGCGAGACACGTCGCCTTCTTCGGAATGTAATCCCGAAAACGTATTCAAGATGACTTGGCCGGTTCTGTCGTCGTTAAACACAGCAGGCATGCCGGGTGCGAATTGAGCATCGTCGTAGCCGCGTCGGTTGGGGTGTGAAAGCCATTCGTCAGCCACGCGCAGCGGCGTAAGCGGCTTTGGGCCTTTCTTGCTCACGCCGATGCGCTCAATTTTTATGGCCCCCGCGTCCTCGCCTTTGATGAAATCGTTCTTGGCGACGTAGCGCCCCTTTTCGGGGTAGTACACCTTGCCTTCTGCGCTGATCCAGGCGGCGAACTGGTTAATCTGTAGGACTTTCTTGTCTAGCTCTGACATGCTTTCGGACGAAGCGAACAGATCGGCCAGCGCCTGCGGCCCACGGTCTTGTAGGAAGTCGTCAAGGCCGACTTTAATGTCAGGTAGCTTCTTTCCATCAAGATCATAGCCGGCGTCTTTGCCGGGTATGTCGACCAGCCGCACATCGGCGTGCCGCAAGGTCGAAAGCTCGTGCGCCAGCCGGCGCTCGGCTTCCCTGATCCAGGCGTTAGAGCGGCGGTCGCTATCGAAGGCGATATAAACAATCTTACCACGCCACGCGTCGCCGCGATTGGCCAGATCCGACAAGAAGCGGCCTTCCTGCATAAAGTTGAAAACGCCGCCAAGCGCGATAGTAGGGAAGCCCTCCACGCAGGCGCGCGCGGCTTTCTTCTCGCCCTCTGTAATCACGACCGGCTGATTTTTGTCCGAAAACACAGCTTCCCAGTCCACAATCGGACAGAAATAGGCGCGAACGCCGGTGCCCTCGCCTTGAAGATATTTCGGCTTTTTCTTGGGCTTCACAAAGCCGCCGACGGGCAACGCTTCGTCTTCCTCAAAGATGCGCACACGCAGGAACGGCCGGCCGTCATCGCCCAGCATAGGCGAGCGGTCTATCCCGTAGTAGGGGATAACCAGACCTGGCTTGGGCTTAAGGCTAGGGTGAACGTCAACGCTGGCGTCGTCGGTAACCCCAAACCCAAGCCCATGCGGCGGATCGGCGAAGGCAAGGCGTGGGTCTATACCAGAGCGCGCCAAGTCGTTAAGTACTTTATCGTCAATATTCACGGTCAGACCTGAATATCAACGCCGATCCAAAACTCTCCCACAGGTGTTTTCATGACTTCAAGCCCCTCGTTTTCTTTGGTTTTCGGAAATATTACGGTTATGGTTTCTTTGCCTTCGGCCTTTGCTTTGGCCAGATTGGCGCGAATACCTGGAAGTCGGTGCTTTATTTCTTGTTCGGCAAAGCTCGAATAAACGCAAGGCTCGTCGCCTATCGCAGTCAAGGCGACGCGAAAAGCCTCGACGGACAGCAGTTCGAACAAGCCCGCTATGTCGCTTAGATTTGTCTTGGTCACCAGCTTTTGCGTTGTCGAATAGACCCTCACCACACGCACCGTGGCGCTGTATGCGCGACACCGCGCGTCTTTTGCGCCGGGCCCCTTCGTCTTTTTGGGTGTCAGGCGCTCACGCACCATGACATAAACGCTTCCGGCCCCGTCTGCTTGGGCGTACAAGCCGCCAGACAGCGCCAACGCTTGGCGCACGCGTTTAGGGTCTTGCGACAAGCCGGTGGCCTCAGCGAGCCTACTAAGAGCCTCCTGGAAGTCAGCAGAAACGCTTGTAGACATACCGTCCTGACCGTATCGGATTATCCAGTAAGTAGCTCGCATAGTTTCACCGCCTTAGCCCAGTTGCGTACTGCGCGTCAAGGGTTTGCGTCAACCACGCCGATCCGTGGGCGCGGTCCTGGGTTATCTCTTGTCGCGTACCCGTGTCGAACACGGATAGGCGTCTAGCGGTCGCGGGCGGTTGACTGGCCACGTAGGCAAGCGCTTCGGACCGGGAGCCAAAGGCCGCGCGCGTTACGTACTGGGTGCCGCCCGGGCCGGGGTGTCGTTCTTGAACAAGCATCCGCATTAATCACTCTCCCGACCAATCCCGTTAGTAATCTCGAACACACGCAAAAAAGCTAAAGGAAGGTCACGCAACCAGTCATAAGAGGGGTCGGAAAGATAAGCGCGCAAATCGTCTCCGCTCCTACACCCCCACGTGAAGCCCACGCGCCCGCTCTTGGTCGTGAACAACGTCAAGCAATAGGTCCCACTGCGTGCGCGGAAATAACCGTGCATGCAGCCGGTTTTAGTGTTCACGCAAGCGTCGCCGGACACGTGAGCGTCGCCGGACACGCGAGCGTCGCCATACACGTGAGCGTCGCCGGACACGCGAGCAGCGCCGGACACGCAAGCGTCGCCGGACACGTGAGCGTCGCCGGACACGCGAGCGTCGCCGGACACGCTGGCGTAGCCGGACACGCGAGCGTCGCCGGACACGTGAGCGTCGCCGGACACGCAAGCGTCGCCATACACGTGAGCGTTGCCGGACACGCTGGCGTAGCCGGACACGTGAGCGTCGCCGGACACGCGAGCGTCGCCGGACACGCGAGCAGCGCCGGACACGCGAGCGTCGCCGTACACGTTAGCTTTGTCATACACGCAAGCGTCGCCGGACACGCGAGCGTCGCCGGACACGCTGGCGTAGCCGGACACGCGAGCGTCGCCGGACACGTTAGCTTTGTCATACACGCGAGCAGCGCCAAAAACCACGTTCCAGAAGGTAACTTCGTTAATCATAGCTCAAGCCTCCTTTGGTACGTCAAACGCGCCGGCTTCGCGATAAAGCACCTCGATTGGATTGGCGCGCCGGAACCAAGCCGCACGCCCTGTGGCCCTTAGGGAGCGCACAACGCAGGCGGCGGCTGTGATACTGTCTGTGTAGGCGACTGCCTCAACTCGCGGCGTTCCTGCGACGGGTGAGAGAATTACAAAGTCAGGTGTCATGTGCTTAGCTCCTTTAGCTCATCGCCCCCATTGATCGGCCATCGCTTCGGCAATGCCCGTGTATGTTCGCGAGCGTTTTTTCCAGCGGTCGGCGCTGGGCGACATGAGATGAACGCGTGGCTCACGGCCATCAACTATTTTCGTCGGTACAAGAAGCGTCAGGTTCTTGAGCCACAAGCACGTCGCTTTCGTCTCGCCGTGACCAAACTGGAAAGGTTGTATGATCTGCGCGTGGCGCGGTAGGCTCGAACCCATTCGCTCGCGTGCGTGCCTGTGCATGATCGGGTTCTCTATGGCGATGCGCTCGACGGGCGCCTTCCACAACGTCATAAACAGGTCGCAGGCGGCGTACATATCGTCCCACATGTCCTGCTTCGTCCGGCCTGGCGGCGGCGTGTGCAGCCAACGGACGCCGCTGTTGCAGAGACGTGTGCAAGGCGGATGCGCGACCATGAGGTCCCAGCCCCAATCTAGTATGTTCTCGACTTTGCCCACAATGTGTTTGTTGCTTCGATCTTCGGCGGGTAGCAAATCGCATGACCATGCGTCATGCCCACGCGCAGCGAACGCGCGCCGCACCACGCCGCTTTGCTCGCAGGCAACGAGCACGCGCATTTCGCGGCCGGGCGGCCGGTGTAGACCATTTTCAACGCCGGGCGACATTGCCATTTTTGTTTGCTCCTTTAGCTCATCGCCCCAAACCGGGCGCATAACGTGATAAGTCATCGTGCAGGCAAAGCAGTCTAACGGCCCTCATGCATCACGCTCCGTGTTTATAGCCTCAAGACGCGCCACGGCGTGCCGCACAAATGCGCTGGCGCTATCGGCGTCGCTAACGCGATCTGTGGCTACAAACACCAAGTCAAAGCCGGGTGGGGCCTCGACGTCATCGCCATCGCTTGAGGTAACACTAAACGATGGCGACACGCGCGCCGGCGCTTCAAACGCCGTCATAGGAAGCATGATGCCTCGAAATAAAAGCGGCGAGGCGATAAGAGACGCGGCGCGGTGAATGTCCAGCGGCTCGCCTTCTTTACGCACCGTCACGTCAACGGTGTGCGTCCCTTTGTAAGCTCTGTTAACGTAGCGAATATCAGCTAGACGGCGCGCAGCGATGCGCACAACGTAGCCGGCCGCTTCCAGCCTGTCCGCCAACGCCAGCGCCGCGACGCCGCGCCACGCCAGCACATCGGCCTTAATAAAAGCCATGGCGTTAACGCGCACCACGACCAGCACACGCGAGGCTTTAGGGACGGGCGTGCGTCGCGCCATTGTCCACGCGGTATCTAGCTCGCCGTCCCACACGCGGGCCAGGTCCAACTCATCGCCCTCCGCGCCGCGCCGTAGCTTGCGCGCAACGCTGGTTGGGGCCGGCGCTACAATCTTCTCAGTCAGCCTCTCGATACGATCAACGCCAGCGTCAAATCGGGGTTCTTCTAGAGCTTGTAACGCGTCCTTGTAGCTGTTCACATAAGGCCGGTCACTGCATATCCACGCGCGCGGCACGCGATCAAGCGCGCCGATTTTTGCGTTTTCAAAAATCCCGCACTCGCTCTCGACGCGCCGTGCGTGCGCCACTAGCTCGCTAACGCTATCGAACGAATGCGCTATAGAAAACTTGTTAGACATTGGACTTGCTCCTATCCCGACAATGAGGCGGCGCGGTCACCCCGTCAATACGTTGCGCCGCTTTTTAAAATTACGCCACCTTGGCGCGCTCATCAGGCGACCACGCCGCTAGCTCGTCCTCGCACGCTTGCTTCAGCGTCAGGCCAGCGCGCACGCCGGCGTCAAGCCGGCCGATCATACGCGTTGACACCACGCGCTTAAGCTTCGCCTCGCGCGCTTTCTTGCGAAGTATTTGCACATACGCTACCGCTTCGGGCGAGCCAATGGCGCGCTCTAGAGCGTGGTCATAATCAATGGCGAGCCGATAAAACCGGTCCAGCGTAGCGGCGTCCAGCGCGGCGCGCCCGACATACTGACTGTCGGCTCCATGTCCCCAAGTGTTCGCCGCAGCGATTATCAGCGTGTCGGGGTGACGCACCACGCGCGTATCGAGGTTAGAAGACGCACGCGCCTCTACGGTAATAAACCCATTGGCCAGCGCGGCGTTTATCACAAGAAGCAGGTTACTATCGGCCGCGTCCAGTTCATCGAGCAGGATTACGCCGCCGGTGCTGTATGCCCGCACGAACGGGCTCTCAACGTAGCGGAACGCGCCGCCCTCGCCAAGCGGGAGCAAGCGCCCCAGCAACTGCGCCTCGCTCATGCCGGCGCTGCACGATATGACCGTCAACGGGCGCTGGAAAGCCTTGGCCACGCTGGAGGCGATGGACGTCTTACCACACCCGGCCGGGCCGACTAGCATCACGTTAGCGCCCGCGCCCACAAGCGAGATGACTTTAGACGCCGCTTCGTGGTGCAGTCCCTCGATAACGCGAGGCGGCTCACCGTTGCTCACGACCGCAAGGCGCGTGACTTGGTTAGCCGCCAGCGCCTCGTGCGAGGCGCGCACGGCGTTCTGGATTGAGGTGGCCAACAGGTCAGCCAGGTGCGGCGCGATCATCGCCGCCAAAGGCTTCATGGCGGGGTCAGCCGCCGGCAAGTCTAGGGGCGGGACGAAAACAGGCGTGGGCTCGGCCTTGCGCGTCTCTTGGGGCGGGACGAAAACAGGCGTGGGCTCGGCCTTGTGCGTCTCTTGGGGCGTCGGTTCGGCGCTGCTTATATCGCGCAAGATATTGCCACGCACGTTTATATCGCGCAAGATATTGTCACGCACGTCCTGCGAGAGCGCACTAAAGGCGTCTTTATAGGAAGGCATCTCGCCTGAAAAGTAACGCACGCCGCGCCGGTCGTAAGAGCGCCGGACCGCCACAAGCGAGTTACGGGCATGCTCTGGGGGTTGGCGCATCGTGTTTCTGAAATAGCTATAAACGTCCTCATCCGACCACGAGGCCAGTGTGGACCATTTTTTAGTACCTGGGGACATCGCCATTGTGGTTGCTCCTTCGCGGCGCGCACGTCGCGCGTGGGAGGGTTATAGACTGGCGTGCGTTTAAATTCTAGCCATAATCGTAGTTAGCGATTATTTATTTTTGGCTTTGTGTGTAGTCTTTTCGCCGGTCGTTTACGCGGTGGCGTGTGTGACGAGAATGTGGCGAGCACGATTGTGACGAGAATGCGGCGAGAATGTTGTGACGAGAATGTGGCGAGCACGTGTGTGGGGAGAAAAATGGACAGAATGTCGCACCCTTAACAGGCGAGTTGCTCTGATTCCTTATATGTTTGTTTTTACAGTATAACTACTATATCTTATGCTTCTTTTATATTTATTATTATATTAGTTATTCCGCCCAATAGAACATAACGCGCGAGCAAGGTCTTACTAATATATTTATAATAATTTAACTTTGCTACGTTATCTTAGTTTTTATGTTTAGTACAACACTGCTCCGCCACTTGGCTCCCCACGCTGCTAAATTCCCATACCCACGCCACCTGGCCACTGAGCCACCTGGCCACTTGGCCACCTAGCCGCCGAGCCACCTAGCCACCTGGCCACAGAACCCTAGACCCGCCACTCAGACCCCACGCCGCTCAGACCCCACGTCACGGAACCCTAGACCCGCCGCTCCCGCCTTAACGATTTGACAACGCACCCGTGCTATGCCATGACCACTCAACCAACGGAGCAACCGCAATGACCAACAACCACCAACCCCAAGAGCGACGCTTCGCCTTCGCCATCGCGCCGTACCGACCCAGCGACGAAGCCGTCAAAGCCGATTGGACCGGCGATACGCCGCGCGCCAAGTTCCAGGGCGCGAAGGAACATGACATCTCAAGTGTCAAAGGTTTATCCCGCGATCAAGGCAACGCGCCTTCTTCGTGTTGTTCTTTTGGGAAGCGTAAGCGCCCCAGCCTGGTGGGCTTGCTTAAACAAGCTTAACACTTGGTAACCTTGTTTACTTGGCTTGCCATTAACTGGGTTAATGGCAAGCTTTGTTTGCTTGGTTTACTTGGTTGACTTGGTTGACTTGGTTGACTTGGTTGACTTGGTTGACTTGGCGCGCCGACCGCGGGGTTAACCGGCCAGACGGGGGGGTGGTTCGTGTGGTTGACTTGGTTGGCCTTGGAGCTGCCGAGACACTACATATACCAAATTCCCAAGTAATTAAATTTCCACATAAAATATATACCAATTTTTGGCCGCCGAGCCCTAAACCAACCAAACTCACAAAACCCGGCGCCCAACTTGACTATCCGCCAAAATTCCTGCACTATGCCCGAAGCGAGGTGGCCAAGGGCCAGCGTCGGCTCATAACCGTCGTTCGCCGGGGGCGGTACCCGGCCTCGCTCCCAACAGCGTACCCACAGCCGAGACCTCCCATGCCCGACCGACAAGGCGAACGTCCATTGCTGCACCAGCGGGTGAACCCGGCCGCAGCCGCCGCGCGAGCCGCAGCAAACCGACAAGAGGGGGCTAACTTCCTGCGCCGCGTGCGGCGAGTTGACAACGCGGCCGGCCAAGTACAGCGCTCCATCGGGCGCGCCGCCCAAGACGCCGAACGGGCTGCCTCTGGGGCGATAAACGCGCTGGGCGCGGGGGCCAGGCGCTTGGCTGACACGGCTGCTGCTGGCGCCCGCGCCTACGGCGAGGACCTGGGGCTCGTGCGACGTCGTCCCCCGGCCGGACTGCGGGGGCGACAATGAGCGCGAAGGTAGCCTCAATTGCGGAGCTGATTGCGACTCGCGCTGCGAACGAGAGCGACGGCGGTCCAGAGCGCGGTCACAAGGACGAGGACGAGAGCCGCGCTGGCGTCGTCACCCCGGATCATATCCTGGTCGCCATCGCCATGGCCGCCGAGGCGCTGCGCGGCTCGCGGCTGGCCGGCAACGCTAAGGTGGAGGCTACAAAAGAGCTGGCCGAGACCTTCGTGGACTTGCTGTTCACGCGCATGGAGAGCTGAGTGGCCGAGCTGTGGAGGGCGCTTGAGGATACCGGCGTGGGCGTGACTTACGCCATGGAGGTGCCGGGCGTGGGCGTGGTGCTGCGGGCGTATCCTTCGAACAACATGGTCGTTGTGCCCGGCGCTCGCGTTCAGAACGGGCGTGTCGTGCGCGACGCCCGCACCTCGCCGCCGTTGTACGCGGACCTGGACCCGTCGCAGCGGGCGGAGATCGCCATGAGGCGCGTATTCGTCGAGGACGAAGAGCCTGTTGACTTTGGATGACCGCTGTGCTGCCGCTTCCTGGGACCCTCATGACCGCGCTGGCGCGGGACAAGAAGCTTTTCAAGGACATGCTGCACAGCGCGCTAGAGGCGGCGGGCGGTCAAGAGCGGCTGAACGAGTTCGCCAGCGCCAACGATGAGAATTATCTGGAAGTGTTGAAGCTAGTGGCGAAGTTGGAGCCTCGCGAAGTGAGCGTGCACGACGACCGCTCGGTAGAGGCGCTGATTGACGCCATCGAGAAAGCGAAGCTGGAACCGCCGCGCAAAGCCACCGTGTTGGAGTTCGAGGCGGTGGTTGTTGACAGCTTGGAAAAAGCGGGTAAGAGTTAACTGCTGCGCTTTGTAAGCGCACGCACCGCAGCGATAAGGCGGGACGGCGGCGGCGCGTTTGGCTCCTTGGCGCGCCGCCGCCGCTTTCGGGGCCACAGACATGCGCAACACTACGCGGACAGTTTCAGCGTTTATTTTACCGGCGGTTTTGGTTTACTGCCTATTTTTCTGGATTATCGTCGCGATTTTTGTCGGCGCACAGGGACAAACGCCGGCTCAGAGTGTCGAGCGCCACCAAACCGAGCGCCGTGAAGACTACCGCGACCTGTATAACGAGCTTTTTCCGTTCCGGGGCTACGCTCGGGCCTGCGTTTTGGACGAAAACGGAGCCGAAATCGCGTGCCGCGCGTATCAAACGCGCGATGTGTTCCAAACCGAGGGCGCGTGTCAAGCTGACGTGAGCCGCCGCGTCAACCGGATGGCTGAAATTGCACGCCGAGACGGCTACGGGCTGCGAGTTTCGGCCATTTGCCGGCGTGACAGGACTGTTCATCAAGCATGACTGCTGACCGCAAGCTGCTAGAAGCGTTCGCGACGCTGCGCGAGGATTTTCCGCTGTACGCGCGGACGATTTTGCGCATCCGCGATAAGGCGGGGAACCAGAAAACGCTCGTGTTGAACGAGGCGCAGCTGCTGCTTCACCAAAAGCTTGAAAACCAAAAAAAAAGCAAGGGCAAAGTCAGAATGATTGTGCCCAAGTCGCGTCAGCAGGGCGTTTCGACGTACACGGGCGCGAGGTTTTATCATCGCACAACGATGAACAGGGGCGTGAATACCTACATTTTGGCTCACGAGCAGACAGCGTCAGAGGCGTTGTTCGGCATCGTCGAGCGCTACCAGAAAAACAACCCGTTTGCGCCTCATGTCGGCGCCGCCAACGTGCGAGAGCTGGTTTTTGACCAGCTAGACAGCTCCTACACCGTCGCGACGGCCGGCTCCAAGGCCGGCGGGCGCGGAAAGTCGATGACGCTGTTCCACGGATCGGAAGCGGCCTTCTGGCCGAACGCGGCAGACCACTTTGCGGCGTCCGTGCAGACAGTGCCCGACCTACCCGGCACCGAGATTATCCTTGAGAGCACCGCAAACGGAGTCACGGGCGAGTTCTACGAGCGCACGCAGGACGCTATCGCGGGTATTGGCGACTACGAGGTGTGTTTTATTCCCTGGTATCTCCAAGAGGAATACAGCCGCCCCGCGCCCGAGGGTTTCGAATTGCGCGACACCGTCGAGGATGGCGAGCTGTTTTCGGAGCTTGAATACGCCGGATTGTTCGGCCTAAGCCTTGATCAGATGGCTTGGCGGCGCGCCAAAATCCACGAGCTGCGGAGCGTGCGCCTTTTCGACCAGGAATACCCGGCCACCTTGGAGCTGGCGTTCCAACAGAAGGCCGAAGGCGCCTATCACAACAGCGCCGACATTATGCGCGCCAGAAAGCGCCGCATCGAGCCCGCCGGCCCGCTCGTGCTGGGCGTTGACCCCGCCGGCGAGGGCGGCGACCGCTTCGCCATCGCGTTCCGGCGCGGCTACGTGTGCGAGAAGGTGGTTTGGCGCGACAAAATCGACCACGTGGCCGCCGTGGAGTGGTTGAAAGAAGTCATCGACGAGGCTGAGCCGGCGGTTGTGTTTATCGACGCCGGCGGCATCGGTAGGGCCGTGTTGTCTAGCCTTCGGGCCAAAGGACCGGCCTACGGGCCGCCCCGCGTGCGCGGCGTCAACTTCGGCGCGCCTTCGCAGGCTAAATTGGCCCGTCCGAAGGCTCCGGGGCCTAAAAACCGCCGTGCGGAAATGCAGTTGCGTCTTAAAGAATGGCTCGCGCTTGAAGAAGGCGTAAGTATTCCCGACATGGACGTGCTTCAAAAAGACTTGGTTAGCATAAAAATCAAGCCAAGCCTGACAAATGACCTAGTATTGGTGTCAAAACAGGAAATGAGGACTGCGGGACTGCGTTCGCCTGACTTGGCGGATGCTTTGGGACTTACGTTTGCCGACACCACCTACATTGCCGAATACAAAAACGCCAATACCAAAAAGTCGTTTGGACTTGTCGATGGGCCGGCCGCAAGCGAGGTGGACCACACAGCCGGGTTGGCGCCGTGGGAAGTCGGCGGCGGGGGCTGGATGGCTTAAACTTGACTAACGCGCCGAGCTTCGTTAAGGTTAGCGCTCAATTAAGCTAGGACACACGAAAATGTCAGTTGACACCAACCTTACGAACCTTAAGCCTGTCGCCCCGTGGTTTGCGCGCCGTAGCGGCGCCGATGGTTCGCAGGTAAAGTTCACCGGCGCAGAAGCGGCCTACGAGGACATTGTTCGCCGTCCTACTGGGGTTGTTTCGGCGGGCGCTGTGTCGGCTTTTGACGTTCCGGTCACGATTCGCCGTCACCGCATCGAGCTTTCAAGCGTCCTGGTTACCGTTACCGCCGCCACCGACTTTGCCGGCGTGGCAATTGCCAACCTGCCCGACCGCAACATCCTGATCCTGCAAGCAGAGCTGGTCGGCTCGGCAGTGTTTTCTGGCGACTACGCCAACGACGACGACCCGGTTATTGGCGTCGGCACGGCAGTTGCCGCCGCCAACCCCATCGCCACCACGGCTGTTAACGTCATCCCGGCTACCACGCTTACCAACATCGTCAAAGACGCCGCCACGCCAGTTGCGGCCTCGTTTGTCGGCTCCACGGGCGCGATTTCTGGCCTTTTGGTTGCCGACACGGCCACCACGCAGCTTTTCTTCAACGTGTCGTCTCCTGACACGCAGCTTGCCGCCGATGGCACTTGCCGCTTCACCGGCACGCTTGACATCTGGTACGTGGACCTCGGGAACGTTGGTTCCTAATCTGTAGGTGAACAATGCCGCTAGCTCCGGGCGACGTTGAGCCGTCGAGCGAAAGTTCGACGGCTCAACGTCCGAAACTCAAGCTACCCTCCGACTTCAAGTCGGAGGATGACTTTGTCCAGCACGCGTTGCGGCTGTTTCAGGACGATTTGGACTACGACAAGGCCAACCGTGACCCCGCTATCGAGGACGGGCGCTTTTTCGCCGGCGACCAGTGGGACAGCAGCGTTAGACAACTGCGCACCAACAAGCGCAAGCCCGTTTTGACAATCAACCGCTGTGTGGCCTTCGTGGGACAGCTCGTCGGCAACCGGCGAATGAACGAAACGGTCATCAAGGTTAACCCTGAAACCGGCGGCACGAGAGAGCTGGCGCTAGTTAGACAAGGCGTTATCCGTAATATCGAAAAAGTCTCCAAGGCGTCGCGCGCCTACGACACCGCTCTTCAGTGCTCGGCTATCGGCGGCATCGGTAACTTCGGCGTCGAGCTGACTTACGCCAGCTATGACGTGTTCGACCAAGACATTACCGTTGTCGAGTATCCCGACCCGTTCGACGTGGTTTGGGACCGTATGGCGATTGACAAGACCGGCAAGGACGCCACACACGTTTTCGTGCTAACGCGCATGCCCAAGAACACGTTCAAAGAGCGCTACCCGTGGGCCCAAGTAGCCGACATTAACTACGACAACCAGCAATACCAAGACGGCTGGTTTACCCAAGATGACGTGCGCGTCGCCGCCTTTTGGCGCGTGCGCTATCGCGCCAAAACGCTTGCTATGCTGCAAAACGGCAACATCGTTGACGCTACGGGCAAAGAAGACGACGAAGAGTTTATGTCGCAGGTGCAGGTTAATCCCCGCACGGGCCTTCCGGTCGTGCGCGAAACCGAGTGCCCGTACGCCGAAAAGTACATCATTTCGGGAAAGAACATTCTCGAAGGCCCCTACGAGCTGGAAATCAGCCGCGTTCCGGTTTTCCGCGTTCCGGCTTGGGAAATCACGATAAACGGCACGCGCCACCGCTTTGGCATGGTGCGCTTCCTCAAGGACCCGCAGCGCCTTCACAACTACTGGCGCTCCACCATCGCCGAAAAGCTCATGCTCACGCCACGTGCGCGCTGGGTCGCCAGCTCTGACGCTGTGGCCGGCCGGGAAAACGCTTGGCGCAACGCGCACCTCTCCGACGACCCGCTACTGATCTACAACGGCGACAGCGGTACGCCGCCCGTTTACACGGCGCCGGCGCAGCTTGAAGCAGCGCTGGTGCAGGAAGCGAACATGAGCGTGCAGGACTTGCGCGACGTGTCGAACCTGCACGAAGCCTCCATGGGACAGACTTCCAACGAAGTCAGCGGCAAGGCCATTCTGGCGCGCCAGCGCGTCGGCGACATCGGCACAGTGGTATATTTTGATAACCTTAACGACGCTATCGCCGAGCTGGGCGAAGTGATCAACGAGCTTATCCCCATTGCCTATGACACGGTGCGGACGCTTAAAACCATCGACGAAAACGACCGTGAGTCGTTTATCCGCGTCAACGACCCGACCGACCCCAATTCTTACGACATTGGCGTAGGACGCTATTCCACTTCTATTACCACCGGCCCGACGACTTCGACGCGGCGCGTGGAGGCCCGCGAGGCCATGCTTTCGGTGTTCAACGCCGCGCCCGAGACTTTCGCCGCAGCCGCCGACCTTTGGGTTGAGCAGATGGACTTTCCCGGAGCCGACAAATTCGCGCGACGGCTGCGGAAGACGCTTCCGCCCAACTTGCTGGACCCCGACGACCTTACGCCCGAAGAGCAGCAGCGATTGGCCGCACAACAAGCGCAGGCCGCCCAACAGGCGCAGCAGCAGCAAATGCTGCAACAGACCGCCTTTGAAGCCGAGCTACAAAAGGCGCAGGCCGACATCCGAAAGGCTTTGGCCGACGCCGCGCGCGCAGAAGCGCAGGCCGCGCTGGCGCAGAAGCAGATTGAGCTTATCGACGCGCAAATCGCCGCCACTAAGGCCAACGCGCTCAAGACTACCGGCGAGTTCGCCGAAATGCTCGTGGCCAGCGAGGCCACGCGCATTGTGGAAGCCTTCGGCAATGAGGTGTTCGAAAATCAACCGGCCAACACTGGGGCGACGCCGGCGCCTCCCGCGCAGATGGAGCCTTAAATGACGACCGAAACCAAAGAGCAAGAAAACCCGTTTGCTGGGTTTATCACCGAAGAATACAAAGACGGGCAGCTTGTCGATCCGGCCAAAGCCGCCGCCACGGGCGGCGACGACACCGAGCTTGCTCCTGACGGTTTGCGCGTGGACGATGTTCCCGACGAAGACGAGAACAACCCGCGACCCGACGACGACGAACCAGATACCGACCCGGTGTCTGAGCCCGAAGAGGGTGAGGAAGAAGTGTCGCCGGACGAGACGCCCGATCAGAAAATTGACCGTCTCGCGCGCGAGAAGGCCAAGAAGATGGCTTCCGGGCGCATCGGCCAGCTCACGGCCAAGAACCGCGACCTTGAGCGTCGACTTGCCGCGCTTGAGCAAACCGCGCAAGCCGGCGCGACGACCGCAACCAAGCAGGACCTGGATAAACAGGCCGTCGAGTTCATGAAAAAGGACCCGAAGGCTCCACAAGCGCCGGACCCTTCCAAGTTCGAGCTGGGCGAATTTGACAAAGACTACACAGAAGCGTATATGGATTACCGTGACGCTCGCAAAGAGTACTTGACGAAAGTCAAAGACCAACTGCGGGCCGAGCAAGGCCCCGGTAAAGCCTCGGCGGATGTTCCGCCGGAATTTGTCGCCAAACTGGAAAGGTTCCAGGACGATGATAAGGGCGTTAAGGGCTTCAAAGAAGCGCTTGCCGCCGCCGAACGTCAGGAATACCCAGTTTCCCTTACCGCAGCCCAATACATCGTTGACAGTCCGATGGGCCGCGAGATTGCTGTTCACCTTCACCGGAACCCCAATCTGGCGAAGGAAATCGCCCGGCTTCCCGATATTCAGCAAGCCGCGCGCCTGGGAAAGCTCGAAGCAGTTCTCGAAGCACGGCGCAAAGCTGCGCCTGTTGTCAGCAAGGCACCGGCCCCGTTGACCGCCATTAAAGGCGGCGGCGGATCGAAAACGCCAGCCGTTGACAGTGAAAACTTTGAGGATGCGGAGCGAGCAATCTTGGCTTCAGTCTCAAAAAGGTAACAGGAAATGTCTAACGGTTTTCTTAACGCACAAACCTTCTCCAACGTGATGATGGTTCTATTGAAGAACCAGCTCGTGTGGGGAAAGCTGGTCGACGGCCAGTTTAAGAACGAGGTTACCGACGAAAACGGTCTTACGACTTCGATCAAGGCGCCGCCCCAGTTCGTCGCCCAAAACGGCGCCGCGCTCCAAGCCCAGCGTTTGCTGATCGGCTCGCGCACCGTTGCAGTCAACGAGTACAAGAACGTCCACATCAACATCGGCGATCTTGAGTACGTCCAGTCGTTCAACGACTTGATGCGCAACAGCGCCATGATGAGCGCGGCGAGCACGCTGGCCCACGCGGTTGACCGCTCTATCGCCAACAAGGCGCTTGAGTTCCCGACCATGGCGGGTTTGGTTGGCCTTACGATTGACAGTCCGGCGGAGTTCTTCCCGGTCCACACCCGCCTTATGGCTCAGGGTGTGCCGAACGAGCAGCTTTCGGCGGTTCTGGCCTTCGTTGATGGCGAAAAAATCCGTGGTTCCTTGGTCGGCGGCGACATTCAGCAAGTCAACCGCACGGCGTTGGAGCGGGCCCGTATTCCGGTCATGTCGGAAATCGACCCGTATGCGACGCAGAACCTGCCTAGTTACACCAACGGCGATCACACCATGTCTGCCGGTCCGGCGGTCAAGGGCGCCAACCAAAACGTCAACTACAAGGACGTTAAGGCCGGCATGCAGCAAACGTTCGTCATTGACGGCCTTGGTAACTCCAAGAAGGTCAACGCCGGCGAAACGTTCGTGATCAGCGGCGTTAAAGAGTACGATTGGCGCAACCAACGCGCTCTTACCGACGACCAGCGCTTCGTGGTTCTCCCCAATCCGAACACGGCGGACGGCAGCTACACGACCTCTTCTTCGGACGGCTCCGTTACCGTTAATATCGCTCCCGCGATCATCGTGCCCGGCACCAGCGATGGCGTTGACACGGTGGCCAACTCGGCCTTCGGCACCGTTAGCGCGGTTCCGGCGGACGACGCGGCGATCACCTTCGACGGTGCGATCAACACGACCTACACGCCGCGCGTGGCCTTCCACAAGCGAGCGCTGGCCCTGGTGTCCGCGAAGCTGCAACGACCGATGACTGGCGAAAGCGCGTTCACGACCGATCCTCAAACGGGTATCTCCATCCGTTACTGGCGCGGTTCGGACATCGCCACCGGTGCTCACATCCACCGTTGGGACATGATCTACGGCGTCATCAACGCGGATCGCCGACTCGGCGCTCGCCTGTACGGCAGCTCGGCTTAAGGCCAGCCCTAACGACCAACAAAGCGCCCCGGTTAACGCCGGGGCGCTCTTGCTTTGCGCGCGGACTGTTGGTAAGGTAAACGGAAACTAACAGGAGAACCTCGTGGAACAGCCTCGTAAGACGATCAAGCCGGCCAAGAACGAGTTCGTGGACAACCTGCCACCCGGCTTTACGGCGCAGCGCGCGCCAGAGGCACCGGCCGCTCCCGAGATTACCCAAGCCGAGTTCGAGGAATACTTCGCAACCGAAGTGACCGTAACGGCCGCCCGCTTTGGCCTTGTGGCCACGCTTTCCAAGGCCGCAAAGGGCGGCGACGAGTTTAGCGGCCCCACCGCGCGCTACCACCGCGAGACGGGCGAAATGCGCGTGTTCTCGCGCGCTTCCGAAGTGCCGGTAGAGTACATTACCGCCGACGAGTTCTTTATCAAGAAAGACTAAGCGATGCTTGTTTCCGAAGCCATCGCGGCGGGCTATCGCGACGCCAACATTACGAAGCTGGGCGACGCGCCCACCGCCGAGGAACAGGCCGAGGCGTTGTCGCGTCTAAACGACTTCTGGCGCGCCCTGTTCGGTATCGAGCTGGGGGAGTACACACAGAATTGGCTGGTCCCGCCGCCCGAGAAGCAGCGCGGCTTGCCTGAAAACTTGGTTAGCGAGAACCAGGGCACGACTTGGTATTTCAACCCGCCCGTCAACTCGCGTGTGCTACTCCGCATTACCGCGGACACGACGCTAACTCTGCCGCCTAGCCCCAGTGACGGGGCCCGCATCGGTTTTGTGGACGTGGGGTCTGGTCCGTACTCGGTCACTCTGGACGCCAACGGCGTGTTGTTCGTCAACGCGCCAACCGTGGTTTATGAGACGGCGGCAGCCCTTAACGGCAAAGAGTTCTTCTACCGCGCCGACCTTGGGGCCTGGGTCGAGGTGAAAGAGCTGGGCCTTAACGATGTTCTTCCCCTGCCTCCCGTGTTCAACGACCTGTTCGTGACTTACATCGCCGTGCGCATGGGACCGCGCAACGAGCAGCCGGCGGCGGCTGAAATCGCCTCTATGTTCCAGGCTATGCTCAAACGCTGTAAGACGCAGTACAAGCAAAGCCAAGCCGTCGCCATCGCCAACAGCCGCGTCACCGAGAGCGAGCAGACTTTCCGCCTCGGCATCAATGATTGGTACGTGTAATGCGTATCCCGCTTGGCCGTGGGGCCTACAACCGCACCTACAACGGCGGCCCGGAGGTGGAGCTTTACAACCGCTTCTTTGAGGCCAACCCCACTAACCGCACCGACGAAGTGGGCTTGCTAGCCCGGCCGGGCACCACGCTTGAAGCCGTGCTCGGTGCGGGTCCGATCCGTCAAAATTTCACGCTCAAGGGCCTGTTTGACAGCGACTTGTTCTCTGTGTCGGACACCGCGCTCTACCGCTACAAGGCTGATGGCACCATCGTTACTATATCCGGTTCGGTGACCTCGCCGGGCAACCCGCGCATGGCCGGCGTGTCTGGCGCGGCCTATCAGCGCTTGTTTATCGCTGACGGCACGCTTCTACAGTTCTACGGCGGCGAGAGTTACACCGCCACGCTTACGCTCACGCCCGGCACCATATCTGATGACGTGGTGATCATTGACGGCATCTACTACCAGTTCCAAACCACCCCGCCCAGCGCCGGCGCTGGTACGCTCGCCTCGCCTTACCGTGTGGCGGTGGCTGGTTCCAACGCCAACGCGCTGGCGAACCTTCGCAAAGCCGTTAACGGCACCGGTGTAGCCGGAACTGACTACTCCACCGGCCTTGTGGCCAACGCGCGCGTCGAGAGCAACGCTAACAGTTCTACAACGGTCAGCGTGCGCAACCGTGGCGGCGGTGCGCCCTTTCCGGCTATACCCGTGTCGGTTACGGCCACCGGCGGTGCAGACGGTCTGGCGTGGTCCAGCGCCAACCTCGTGGCGTCGGGCCTTAACGCGCTTTCGGGGATCAAAACGCCGGATGACGTGGGCATTTCCAGCGTCACCGTCCTTAGCTCGTACATCCTCTGCGTGGTGGCCAACAGTCAGCGCGTTTACTGGATCGAACCGGGCGAGATTACAATTAACCCGCTTAACTTCTTTGAGGCCGAGAGTGAGCCCGATACCCTGATTGACGCTATTACCATCGGCGATCAGGTATGGTTTTTCGGCCAGTCTTCCACCGAGCCGTGGTACCTAGACGGTACGGACCCCAACGCGCCTTTCGTGCGTGTGGCCGGCCGACCATTTGCGCGTGGCGCGCTTCAAGGTACAGTGGTTAAGCTGGCCGACAGCGTGTTTATCGTGGGCGACGACAACATCGTTTACCGCGTTGCCGGCGGACCGACGCCCATCAGCGACGCCGCCATCAGCGAGAAAATTCGCCTAGCGCTTGAAATAGAAAGAACGTCATAATGGCTGTCCTTTTCCAAGAGAGCTTCGACATTTACGGCACCGGCGGGCCCGCCGCTACCGCCATGACGCAAGGCCGTTGGGCCGAAATGTCCGGCCCGTCGCCACAGTATCCCTCATTCGGCGCCCGTACGGGCATCGGAGCACTGTTCTGCCCCGTGCAGTCGGGGGCTAGCTTCCAAGGCGCGCGCCTCGTTTTGCCTTCCACCTACACGACCCTGTTCGTGTCGTTCGGGCTGTACGCGACGCAGCTACCGATCAACAACAACACCTTCAACATCTGCGACTTCCGCGACAACTCGAACAACCGCATCGGCCGGCTTGTGCTGCAATCTACCGGCGCGCTCGCCTACATCAACGAGGCCAGCACCGACCTTGGCTCGTCCCCGAACAACGCTATCGTGGCCGGCTCGTGGCAGCACGTGGCCATTAAGGTGGTTAAGAGCGCGACGGTCGGCTCGGTCGAAGTGCGCGTTGACAACATTACGGTGTTGACGCTTACCAACGTCAACACCGGAGCTACAGCCATCGCGCAACTCAAGCACTGGATCACTAACGCTGACGGCGGCTCGTCCGTGGGCTTTTACATCGACGACCTGCACGTCAACGACGCCAACGGCAGCTCGAACAACGACTTTCCCGGCACCGTGCGTGTGGCCACTATACCGGTTGTAGCCGACGCGCCAGCGAGCGGCTGGGTTGGCGTAACGCGCTTTAAGTTCGGCACGGGCGTTGCGCAGTTCGACGGCACCGATGCGGCGCTGACTTGCGTCGACAGCGCGCCGCTTGAGCTTAGCAACGGCGATTACACCATCGAAGGCTTCTTTAAGTTCCGCGCACTACCGACCGGCTCTAACAAGGCCGTGCTGTTCGGCAAGTGGCGCGCGGCAACCAATGAGCGCAGCTACATTCTTGAGCTTACCGGCCCGTCGCTCGGCGGCACGCTTGACTTCGTTGTCAGCACGGACGGCACAGGCGCTACCGTTACGACCATTGCCGAATGCACCTTCGCGCCGATCACGGGGCGTTGGTATCACATCTGCGTGCAACGCTTAAGCGGCAACACGGTTATCTTTGTTGACGGTGTGCCGCTCACCGCGCCGAAGGCCGACGCCAACACGTACTTCGACGGCACGGCGACTTTCAACCTTGGCGGCGAGCAAAACGGTGTCGCGTCGGTTATCACCACCAGCATCTTCAACGGGTTTATCGACGAGTTCCGCGTCACTAAGGGCGTGGCGCGCTACAACGCCACGGGCTTTGTCGCTCCCACCGCCGCGTTCGGTCGCAACAGCACCGACGACCCGAGCTTCAGCAGCGTGTCGCTTCTGCTCGGCTTTAACGGCAGCCTTGTTGATGATAGCAGCTTCGCGCGCGCTGTTTCGACCATCGGCACAGCCAACTTCCTGCTCGTAGACGACACGCCGCCGGGCGACTACAAGACGATCAACCAGACCGAGCCGCGCGACGATACCTACGTTGAAGCAGCCTACACAGCCGCGACCGGCGTGCTGACGATCACGGGCACTATAAGCAACGGAGAAACCGTTGTGTTTGACGGCGTGACCTACACCTTCAACACGGTGTTGGGCGGCGCTGGCTCGGTTCTTATCGGCGGCTCGATTAGCGCCAGCATCGACAACCTTGTGGCGGCGATAAACGGCGACCCCGGCTCGGGCACGATCTACGGCATCGGAACCACGCCCAGCACTAACGCCTCGGCGCTCAACATCGGCAACAACCAGATGCGCGCCACGGCCAACACGCCGGGCACGGCGGGCAACTCGATTGGCACAACCGAGACGTTGGCAAATGGCTCTTGGACGGCGAGCACGCTCACGGGCGGGCTCAACATACCGGGCGAAAGCGAGTTCTTACTTGGCCGCTTACCGTCGCAGACTACCGGCGTTCGCGCCGCGTCTCTCGTCTATCGAGCGCGTAAGACGGACACTGGCGACGCGAACGTTCAGGCCGCGCTTGTCACGGCCGACAACAGCTCGGCCAACGGCGCTGACCGTCCGATCAGCACGTCCTTTACCTACTACACCGACATCATCACTACCGATCCGTCCACTTCGGGAGCGTTGACCCCTTCAACCTTTGTAGGAGCAAAACTGCGCCTTGACAGGACGTTGTAATGTCCGGCTACGCTCAAGTCCCCGAGCTATTCACGCTCGCCTCTATTCAAAGCGACAGGGGCGCGGCGGCGGTATCGGAAGCCTTCGTCCTTGTCTCTACAGGGCCGCCGCCGCCACGGTTTATCGACGTGTCAGAGGCGTGTGCGTTTGTTTCAGTTTTGCAGGATAAGCCCGTGGCCCAAGTAAGTGAAGCATTCGTCCTAGTTTCCTACGTGACCGGCCCGGCCACGCAGTCCAAGTCGCGCGCGTGGGGCTTCACGTTCGACATGCACCAGTTCTATGTGCTGCACCTCGGCAACACCGGCACCTGGGTTTACGACACCATGACGGACCAGTGGTCGCAGTGGGGCACTGAGGGCATTATCACTTGGAACATGGAATACGGCGTTGAGTGGAACGGCGGCGTATACGCCGGCGACCAGTCCAACGGTACGATCTGGAAGCTAGACCCCGACAGCTATCTTGACGACGACTTCAGGCTGATTACGCGCCGCGTAACCGGATTTATCCCGATGAACGGCCGCAAGACGATGCGCACGGGTTCGCTTATCCTCGCCACCACGCCGCAGACTACGCTTGAGGCTTCGCCGGCTCCGTCGGTGAGCCTTTCTATCAGCGACGACAAAGGCGTCACCTGGAACAACCGAGGCAGCCTAACGGTCGTTCAAAACCGCACGCAAGACTTGTCTTGGCGCGGGCTCGGGCTGATCCGCGCACCGGGCCGCGTGTTTAAAATCGAGGACGTGGGCGGATTGCTCACCATTGACGGCGCCGACTTGGAAGACCGCAATGAGCAAGATTAATCCGCTACAGTGGAACCTGCCCATCGTTGACCCGAAAACCGGGCTGCCCACCGCACAGTTCTTGCGTCAGTGGGCGCAGCAACGCGGTGTCAACGTCACTATCGACGGTATCACCGTCGACCTTAACGCGCTTCTTGGCCGGCAAGTTATCGCCGGCGTTGGGCTCGGCGGCGGCGGTGCGCTCGGCGGACCGGGCAATATTACCATCGACCTTGAGAACACAGCGGTCACGCCCGGCAGCTACACGAACGCCAACATTACCGTTGACGCACAAGGCCGCATTACGCTCGCGGCCAACGGCACCGGCGGAGGCGGCGGCGGGGGCTCTAACCGCATTTTCGGCGCCACGGGCGCGCCGAACAACGTGGGCATAAACGCTTTCGCGACCAAGGGCTCGGCGTTTACACCCGATGAAAGCTTTTCGGTTGAAGCCGTGTGGTTCGGCATTGACGCCAGCGCCACCGGACAAAATCACCAAGTCACCATTTACACGGACAACGGCTCCGGCACGGTAGTCTCTATCGTGGCCACCAGCACGGTTGTACAGCCCGCGACCACTAACCCCGTGTTTACGCGCTTTCCGTTTTCTTCGCCGGTTGCTCTAACGGCTAGCCAGCGTTACGTAGTCGCTGTCTCCAACCAGTCGGGAACGGGCACCACTGTTGTTCGTATCCTTGAAATTCAAACCACCGGCTCGGCGTCTTGGCAGCCAAACGTGCGCGGCACGATGCACACGGTCAACTCGTGGTACGAGTACAACACCACGTCATTGTCGGTATCGCAGGCGCCGAACCAAACCTTCTCCACGCGCGCGGCTTTCTTCTTTGAGGGTACGCTGGCCGCCGTGGGTTCTGTTGACGACATTATGCGCCGTATAAGCTTGGGGTTCTAACATGATCTTGGCAGCCACCACCGAAAGTATCGAGGCGGTTCTTGTCGCCGCAGCGACCACGACCAACCCGGTCTACCACGTCTCTTATGCGGACCTCACCGTCTCCACCTTCGTAGCTGGGGCGTTCAACGGCGCGCTTAATGGCACGACCAGCGTGACCATCGTGTCGGCGCCGGCCGCAAGCACACAGCGTCAGGTCAAGTATCTGTCGATATTCAACGCCGACACGGTGGCGCACACGGTTATCGTTCGCCACGACACGAGCGGCACCGAGCGCGTTATGGTGCGCGTGGCGCTGCCGGTTAACAGCACACTCACCTGGACGCCCGACGCGGGCTGGCAGCTTATCCCCAACGCGTTCGCGAGCTCGTTTGTGGACATTACTACAGACCAAGTTATTACTGGCAAAAAGTCTTTTGTTAACGCAAACGGTATAGAAAGCACCGGCCTTGTCGGTTTGGCATCAAACTTCGTCGACGCCGGATCAGGATCGGGACCGATCAACATTTTGTTTCGAGATAGCAGCAGCCCAGCCGCGAGCGACTTTTTGGGAGAAGTGTCGTTTAGAGGTCGAGACAGCGTCGGAGGCATTCACGTTTACGGCAGCATTAATGGATTTTTGGTTGATCCAACGGACGGCTCCGAAGACGGTGCTATTAGTTTCGGCACTATTTCAGCCGGCAGCAACGGGACTAGGTTTTTTATCGGCGCAGGCGCTTACACAGCCACAGCCACAGGCGGCGACCAAGGAGTCGGCACACTCAACGCAACGGCCGTGTACGACGATGGCGTGCTGATCTGTGCGCCCTTTAATCCGGAAATGTCGCAAGCCGACTGGGACGCGCTTGTTCCCGAGCCCGTCGCAGTCGAGGGCGAGCCTTTGCCTAAAAAACGCAAACACCGCACGGCTAAGCGTCACTTTGACATGCTCGCCGAGGGTTTTCGTCCTGGCGATTATCGAGCCTACTTAGAACGACTGGAAGCCGACAAAGCGTTGCCCGGTTTTATTACGCTTAAAGAAGCTAGGCGTCGCGGACTAGACAAGTCCAACCCTGACGACAAAGCGTCTATTACCGAGCGCTTAGAACGCATGCAGCTAGCTGTGGACTATCTGGCGGCGGCGTTTGTGGACTACGTAAAGAAACACCCTTGACATTGACACATTAACCTAAACCGGTTAATTGTATCTATCCGCGCTGTCGCGCGCCGGCCGAACGCGCCCAGGTTGCCCCGCCTGCATGGGGATAGCCAAATACGAGAACACCTTGCCCATCCCAATCGGCTCCCTTGTAAGCGCCGGCGCATCCCTTGTGGGCGGCCTGCTTGGCCGTGGCGACGACCGCCGTGCGCAAGAACAGGCGATGCAGGGCTTCAACTATCTGCGCAACAGCCCGCAGCTTCAACAGTACATCAACCAAGGCACCGGCGCGAGCACGGCGCTTTACAACAACTACCTCGCGCCGGGCGGGGCGGCCAACAACGCCATGGCTTCGCTCTTGGGTGTGGGCGGCGGCTCGACCTACAGCGCTCCTACGACCGCCGCGCCGACGCAACAGGGCACTATCCCGCCGGGTTACCAAATCACACCGGGCGGACAGATCATCCCACAGGCCACCGGGCGACACTGGGGCACGTTCTACGGCCCCAACGGCTCGCTAGCGGCGGCCAACGGAGGCACGCTCCCGGCTGGCCCTATGACCGGCGGCGGCATGGTCCCTATCTCGTCCAGTGGAGGTTCTGCCGGCGTTATGGTCCAACAGCCCGCGCCCACCGCTTCCGGCGGCGGCAACGCCGGCGACGCGTTCCAAAACTACCTTAATTCCACCGGTTACCAGTTCCGACTTGGCGAAGGCCAGCGCGCGATCACCAGCAACGCAGCGGCTCGTGGCTTGCTGAACAGCGGCGCGGCGCTTCGCGCCAACCAAGAGCTAGGCCAGAACCTCGCCAGCGCCGAGTTTGAAAACTACCTTGGCCAGCTCTCGCGCTTGTCTGGTACGGGCTTGGCGGCCGGCTCGCAGATCAGCCAACAGGGCTTACAGGGTATCCAAGCTATCGGTTCGGCGGGTTCGACCGGCGGCGCAAACGCGGCGCAGTATAACCAAAACGGCAGCGGCAGCATCTTCGGCGCGGTTATCGGTTCCGTGCTCGATGACCTGTTTTAAGGTGCGGTAATGGAAGCCTACTTCAACGCCCTCAACAACGCCCGCGCTCTTCGCGCTTCTATCGAGGAACGCCAGCGCAGACGCACGCTGCAACAGCGCGACGACCGTGCCTATCAGGCCCTTGAGAGCCAGTACGGTGTAGCCGCAGCCGCGCGGCCAGAACAGACTATGCAGCTCCAAGATCAGGAAAACCAACAACGCCAGATACAGAGCGAACGTTATCAGCGCGCCGGTCTGGCCGCGCTTAACGCGTTTAAAGCCATGAACGACCGTATCGCCACGGACGGCGCTACGCCAGAACAGATAGCAGCGGCGCGCGGCCAAGCGTTCGACCGCATCGCCGGGATTATGCCGGCGCTTGGCGTGTCCGCCGAGCGTTTGTCGCAGATGCGCGAGGCGCTGATCGCCAACCCGGAGCTGGCGGACCAGATGATCTCAGTGTTGGAAAACCCCGAGCAGGCTATTGAGCGCGCACGCATCGCCCAACGCGACCGTGAGCTTGCCATCCAGAGCCGCCGCCTTGACCAAGGCGAAGTTGGGCTCGGGCTGCGTGACCGCAGCGTCGGCGTTTCCGAAGGCAACCTGGAAATGCGGCGGTACGAGGCCGATCCAACGGTCACCTACGAGCGGTCCCGCGCCCGGCGCGCCGGCGCCACCGACGCGGACGTGGCGGCTTCTCTGCCGGCGTTGCGTGAGTTCACGACCCGAGCGATCACGTCGATTGACGGCCTGCTTAACAGTGAAGGGTTCGACGCCATTTTCGGCCTGCCTAACCTTACTCGCCTGGAAACGGGCGGTTTCGGCGCCGCCGGCGTTGTGCCCGGCACGCCGGCCGCCGACGCGCTCGCACGCCTCAACGAAGCCGAGGGTTACGCTGGCCGGGCAGCGCTGGCCATCCTTGAGGGCCAAACGCCCGTGTCTGACGCTGACCGCGAGGCCGTGCGCCAGTCGTTTGTAAGTCTGCAACGTGACCAATCGCCGGCAGCCGCCGCCCGCGCGCTGCGGGCGCTACAACAGTCGCTGGCCAACTCGCTTCGCAACGCGGAAGAGCGCGGACGGGGCGGCTATGCGCCGTCCACGACTAACCGACCGGTGCCGCGCTCCCAACAAGCTCCGCGCGCCGCAGCGTCTGCGCGACCTGCCCAACAGCAACGTCAAGGTGCGCCTGCTGCGCCCACTAACCGCAACGTTCGCCGTCCCGGCGAGAGCGTGGAGGACTACATGCGCCGAGTTGGCGCGGGAGGCCGCTAATGGCCGAAATTGATGACGTGCGCGCCGCTATCGAGCGCGCCGCCGACGTAGGCGACGTGCAAGAGGTTCGCCGCCTAGAGCCGCGCTACCGTGAGCTACAGGCCCGCACCGGACAGCTCCCACGCGTTGGCCAATTCCAGCCGGCCACCGTTGAGGAATACCGTCTGGCCAACCGCGCAACCGAGCTATCTCGACAAGGAAACGCCCAACAGGCGCGCGATGTTCTGTTTGAGTTGGCGGCGCGCCGCGCGGCCCGCCAAGACGCGCGCCGTGGCGACGCGGTCGCGCGAGCCAACGCTGCACGCTCGGGCGCGAACCAAGCTTTGTTCAATGTCGGATCCTACGCGGCCGCCGCGCGTGGCGCAGTAGAGGACGCGGTTCGTGGCCGCGAAGGCCCGTCTTTCGGCGGTCGTTTGCGTGCGCAGTCGATTTACGAAGAAGAAGTTCGCCGCGCTAACCCGTACTCGGCCGCCGCCGGTACAGGCGCGGGCATTGTGGCCACCTTGCCCGTGGGCGGCGCGGCCACCAGCGCCGTAGTTCGCGCCGCCAGCCAAGCCGCGCCGCGCGCCAGCGCTGCAATTGGCGCTAGGCTCGCTCCTGTAGCCCCCGCCAGCCGGATTGGTGAAACAGCGCGCGTCTCCGAAGTCGCCCGGCGTGGAGGCCGCACGGGCCAAATACTTCGCGGTTCTGCGCGCGTGGCCATCCCTAGTGCGGCTGGCGGCGCTGTCTATGGCGCAGCCGAGGGCGGCGCGCGCGCCGGCACGGTGGAGGGCGCAGCCGAGGGTGCTGGTACGGGCGCGGCCTTGGGCGCCGGGGCTGGCGTCGCGCTTCGTGGCGTAGCCGCCGCAGCCGAGCCGGTTGTCGCGCCTATCGTACGCCGCGTCAGCGAGAACGCTGGCGTACAGGCCATTGCAGCCCGCCTAAAGCAAAGCCCGCAACAGATCGAGCGTTCCGTCGATGACTTCGAACGTGTCGTTGGTACACAACCCGCGTTCGTCGAAGTCGTAGAGCCGCGCGGAGCGGCGGACGTTCGCACCCTTGTCAGCCGGTCGTCGTCGTCCACTGAGCGCGCGGGCCTTACCGGCGAAGCGCTACGGGACGCGCGGCCGGCTGACCTTGGGCGGTCTATCCAAGCTGGAAATAAACCCGTGTCCGCCGTGGGCGTTAAAGCCGAAGCGAACGAAGGCTTTAGTCGGGTTATGCGTCGCGTGGAAAACGCGCCGGTGACGCTCAACGATGCACAGCTTCGCCTGCTTAACGACCAAGCGATCCGGGGCCTTTACAACGACCCACAAGGCTCGCTTGGCGACACCGGCCAGCGCATCCAATCCGCCTTGGCTCGCAAGCAAGCGGCCAACGCCGCCCGCGCTGAGGCCAGCCGGGCTACCCAAGCTGTCACCCAAAACCGTCAGGAAATCGACCGCCTTCGCGACGCCATAGCCGACATGGACAAGGCCGGCGACCGCGTGCGGGCGCGCCAGCGCCTCGCTGCTCTGCGCCAGCAAGACACGCGCCTTCGCCAAGCCGCCGCGCGCGCTTCCGCCGCTGCACGCACCGCCGCAGCCGAGGCGGCTAAGCCCGTTGTCCTGACTATCCGCGAAATCGACAGTATCCGTCAGGGCCTTCGTAACTACGGTGAAGCCGGCAACCGCTTCGGCATGTTCGACCTTTCCAACAAAGTGCGTCAGATCGCGCGCAACGCGGGCGCGCCGGGCCAGCTTTACGAGCGCGGTCTGCGTGACCTTTCTAGCGCTCTTAGCCGCGCGGACGGCATTAACGCCGGCAGCCGCGTTGTCTCGTCCAGCGGCGACGCCGAGGCCATGGCGCTAGCGCGTGGCGCCGGCTCGCCGGACTTTGTGGCCGCGCCTTTGCGCGCCGGCGCCCAAGAGGGTGTGCGCACCGCTCTTGAAGAGCGCGCCATCCGTGGCCCGTCCCAGGCCGCCGCACTGGCCGAAAGCCTGTCCAACGACACCGGCTTGCAGCGCGGAATAAGCGAAGTGCTGGGGCCGCAAGAGGGACAACGACTGGCCGAGCTGGGGCAGGTGGCTGCGCGCGCGTCGGATAACCTTCGCCAAGCCACACCGGCCCGCGCCCGCACGGTGGACCAAGACACCCGCGACACCACGCGCCGGGGCGCGGCGGCGGCCGTTATTCTGTCGGGCCGCTCGGGCGGTGCGTTCCAAGCCGGCACGTTTACCGAGCTGTTGTCCTCGCTCGACGTTGACGAGCGTGCGGCCAACCAGATCGCCGAGCTGGCCTACGACCCGACTAAAATCCGTCAGCTTATCGCCATGCTGAAAAAGTACACCGGCAGTCAAGAACGGGCCCGCCAATTGGCCGAGCAGATTGTCGCACGCATTCCGCTCGCTGCTGGTCAAGCCGCCACGGCTGCGACCGGCTCGCCTGACACTACCGAGGCCGCCGGACAAGTGCCCTACACGCCCGGTGCGCCGCCGGAAGAGGTGACGGCCACCAGTTTCGAGCCGGTTGCGCCCGAGGAAATCGCGGACGAATACTTGCAACGACTGGCGGAAATCGAGAGTGGCGGCGACCCCGGCGCACAAGCCGCCACCTCTAGCGCGGCCGGGTTGTTCCAGTTTGTTGAGAGCACGTGGCTGGCCACGATGGCTAAGCACGGGCAAAGTCTTGGCCTTGGGCCGTACTTCGACGAGCGCGGTAGACCGATTAACGCTCAAGCAAGGCAAGCCATTCTGGACCTTCGCTTTGACCCCGAGGTGGCCACGCTCGCCGCTCGGGCGTTGACGGCCGATAACTACGCGGCGCTGGCCAACACGCTGGGCCGCGAGCCGACGCCGGGTGAGCTTTATGCGGCCCACTTTGCTGGCGTGGGCGGGGCTAAGCGGCTGATTAACGCCGCCGAGGCTGGCGACAACCAGAGCGCGGCGGCTATTATGCCGCAAGCCGCTGAGGCGAACCCTGCTATATTCTACGACGGTGACCGGGCGCTGACCGCAGAACAAGTGCTCCAATCATTCGAGGAAAAATGGAATTAATGCGATGGCCGACAGTAACGACATTCTCATTGCCGAGGTGCGTCGGCTGACTACGGAAGTCGCCGCACAGACCGTAGCCGTGTCTGTGCTGGTGGAGCGCGTGGACAATCACATGAAAAACACGGCAGATCACGCCGACGAATGTGACAGCGAGCGTGACGAGCTGGCGCGTCGTGTTAGTTCTATGGAGCACTTCCGTACCCGTATACTGGGCATCGCCGCAGCCGCCGGCTTTGTGTTCTCGATTATCGGCGTATTCGCAAAAGACGCGTTTAACTTCGTCTTCGGACACGCTTAACGCTTGGCCTTGGGCGCGGGAAGAAGCTCGGCCAGCCGCGCGTGCAATGCTTCCAGATCGCGGTAGCGCGTGGCGATTTGAGCCATGAGCCGGCGCCGCACCGTGGTCGTACCAGCGGCGGCGCCTTCAACTTCATAGGCGTCGGCCATGAGCGCGGCCGTGCGCCCAGCTTCCAGCTCAGAGCGTCGATTGGTGGCGGGCTTGGTCATAGTCACCCTCTGTAAACGTACCCACTGCCGTAGTCGAACGCGCCACAAGCCTCGCTGACGGCGTTGGCGCGCTCGCTCCTTGTGTCGGTATAGTCGTCCTTAGAACCCGCTGCACGAGGCTCTGGTTGCGTTTTCGCTTTTTCAGCTGCAACAAGTCGGTCAACGTACGCCTGATAGGTTATTCCGGCCTCTTGAGCCTCCAAAAGCGTCTCAAGGAACGCCAACGCCCGCCAAGCCATTTTGGCGGCGTGGAGTTGGCCGTCCGTGTCGTAGCCGAACCGCTCCATGGCGTGCCGCAGCATCGTGTCGGCGTGGTCGGTAGACTTACCCTTGGACCAGCCCAGTGGCAGGCCGGGGTTGTGTTGGTCGTTGCCGGCCTTGCTGACGCGAGCGATGGAGGCGATGGCGCGCGGGAAGTAGTCGATAACGCCGGTCATAACTGGCGTGTTCTTGCGCTCTTTGGGGTCGGTAGGAAGCACAGTCAGCCTTTCTTGGTCAGGTAACGTTTGTGCAGAAGAGCGGCCGACAGCGAGCCGGTGCCGCCGCCTAGGCCCATAGCGAACACCAGGGCAAGGTCGTAGCCCAGCGTGGCCACGTTGGCGATGACAAACACTTCTGTCAACGCCATGAGCATGGACGTGGGCATAATCCACCAGTAATTGTCGAACGCCACGTTGCGCTGCTGGAACGCTCGCAAGAATATAAACGAGAAGCTGGCCAGATACTGACCAACAAAGATCGCAAGCTCGTTCATTGGTAGCCCCTTCCTTCGCAGCTCTCACACATCTTGGAAAACATGCTAGTCTTGACAACGCCTTTGCCTCGGCACGTGAGACACACGCCGCGCGGCGCCTTGGCCAGCTCTTGTCTAAGCACGTCGCGAGCCGCCTTTAAAGCATATATATTACCCGCGCCCCCAAGGTCTGGATGGCTGGCTTTAACGGCCTCAGCAAACGCCGCGTTAATATGGTCCTCAGTGAGGTTGTCCAGACTAACGCGAAGCATATCGGCTGCGTGTGACGGCTTCATTTGAGCACGATGGGGCGAATGTCCACCAGCCCGCGCGTGGGGTGCCATATTTGGAACACCTGCGTCGGCGGCTCGGGTTGCATGCGGAAGCTTTTGGCAAACTCGCTGTAGCCGGGGAAGCTACCGTTGAAGGTGAATTGCCGGCAGTGGTGAAACGTGTGGAAGTGGCCGCCGAAAACGTGGTCGATCATGCGCCCAAGGTGGCGCTGTTCGAGCATGATTTTCTGCACGCCCTTGGCTATGTTGGCGACCGGGCCGATAAAGCCGGTACCGCCGCCGGAGCCGATGTTGTCGCCGTGTGAGGCCAGCGCCAGCTTTTCGAAGATCGGGAACACCACGTCCGGCGACTTCGTGAGCTGGAAGGTCACCCGCTTGTCGTTTTTGAAATGCTCGGCGAGCATGTAGTCAACCAGCGCGTCATAGTTGTCGTAACGCTTCTTGGACCGACGCTTAAGTGTAGTGCGGTCGTGGTTGCCGCCGGCCACTGACTTAACCTCCACGCGGCCAAAGAAGTCAGCAAGGTGGCGGATGCCGGCCGCTTCTTCCTCGAACACGATGCGCGCGCTCTCAAGCGGGCTGGCGTCGTCGGTTTCTCGCAGCTCTTCATGGATGCCGCCGCTGATGGCGTCGCCGCCGCGAATGTAGATCAGGCCGGGAAACTTCCACTCTTGCGGCATGTGCTTGTCAGCAAGGTAGATGGTTGTGTTCACCAGCTCGCGGTAACGCTCGCGGAAGATTTGCGTGTTATAGCCACGACCGTACTCAGTTTCGTCGGCGTCGACCACTTCGCCCACCTGGGCGTCGGATACCAGCAGCACGGGCATGTGTTCGCCCTTGGAGCCCACGCGCGGCTTAAGCGTCCAGTCGGCGGCGACCGCAGACGCTTTGGCGGCGTAGGCGTACCGTGACAGTTCTTTTTGGAGCTTTTCCAGATCGGCCTGCGTCTGCTTGAGCATCGTCTTTGTGTAGGAATGACTGGCCCGTTCTTTAAGCAGGTTCACAGCGGCGGCTTTGTCGGGATCGGCCGCCAGCTTAGCGCGGCTTTCGAGCAGCGAGAAATTCTTGGGCTTGAGCCCGTATTGGCCCTCTGCGGCGGCGAGGCGGCGCTTAAACGCTTCCCTCGACATGCCAAACTCGGCGCCGGCGGCCGTGGCGTCGCCGAAATGCTTGTTGTAGACGTTCACGAAGCGCTCGGCTTCGCGCTTCGTCAGATTAATAGACTTGTTGCTGACGTTGCTCATGTGTGTGTCTCCTTACTTAGTTGAAAAACTGTGTTGCTATTTCATAACTATACGCCGGCGAAATGGCGTTTGACAACCCTTCTCGCGCCGCCGGGCCGCAGCCCAACTGCCACACAAAACGCCATTGCTGCGCCTGATAGCGCCGCCGGACGCGAAAGAACGCCTCAATCGTCGCCTCGTCTTGTTGCGCCAGTATCTCAATGTCCCATTGCGACAGCTCGCCGCCTAGCGGCAAGGCGGCCAGCTCGGGGTTAGACTTGAAAGCGCGACGCATGCGCTCGTTGTCAAGGTTGACTATCATGACAAATCCGCCTCGTGTCTTATTCCTTTGTAGACCGGGAACCTTGGCTTGTTTTTCGCACCGGCCGGCTGGTGCTTAAAAGTAACAAGCTGCCCAACAAAAAAGCGCTTGGCTTCTTCGAGCGGTAGCCTGGGTAGGTTTGAAGAACCAACGCGGATTTCTTCCCCCGGCCACTTTTCGCTAACTCCGACAAGTGCCCCAAGAGTACCCGTCGGTGTTAGGCCAGCTTTAGAGTGCCCCCGCTTTGCTTTTCCAGTAGCCGAACGAACGTCATCATTTCCATTGTGCATCCTTTCCTCGACGCGGATCACACGCATTTCGTCGTCTTGGAAACGCTTCATCTTCCATAGCCAGCCCTCGCGCTCGGTAGCGCGGCCGTACTTGTACGGGCCTTCGGGGTCGCGAACCATCGCACCCTCGTAGCCCTGGGCGTGGAACCACTCTTCTAACTCCGCCAGATCGGTTTCGTCATCGGCAATCCAGCTCTCGACCACGCGCAAGGGATCGCGCCGGCCCACGCGCGCCAACGCATTATCAAGACGGGCCGAGTACGGCTGCGTAGGGTCGGTGAAGTCGTCGAACACGTAGAACACGACCGTGCTGGGATCAGCGAAGCGGCTCATGACCACGCTCTCAGTGTTGTGATAAACGTCTTTACAGGTGGCGGGGCCGGCGATCAGCTCACCGTCCAAGCCCTCAAACACCGGCTGTGACAACAGCGCGGCGATGGCGCGGTTTGGTATGGCTTCCAGCTTGCGGCTCATGGCGAGCCCGCCGCGCACAACACAGCGGATACCGTCCAGCTTGGGCTGTACGATACAGGGAAAACGAGCCTCGCCGCGCGGCGAAGCCAGCATGGGCTCGAACGGCCTAGCCATCGCTACCAGCACCAATCGCGGCGGCGATGAATATCAACAGCATAATAATCACAATGGCGGTGAACGCCACAAATCCTACGACAAGCGCGCCAAGCATCACCAGTCTCCTTTGTCCATGAGTGCGTTGATAGCCGCGCGGCGCAGAGTCGCTTCGTCGGTTCCAGGCCGCCAGATGCGGCGCTGGCGCTCGACTTCCTTGCGCAGCTCCTTCTCGCGGTCGCTGTACTCGGGGCGCTCGTCTTTATGGGCCATTGGGAGCCTCCCACCTGCACACGGTTACGCCCACGGCGTTGTGTGCCTTTACTTCGCGGATGGTTTGGTCGGTGTCCTGCGTGGACCAGCTAATCGGCCGGAACGCGGCGCACAGCGCCTTCCTAGTCTCGCCGCCAGCCGTCAGACTTGCGCAGCTCGGTAGGATCAGCATTGCGGCGGTCAGAGCGAGCACGCGCATCGGTCGCAGTTTCGGTGATCTTTTCGGCATCCTTGGCATCCTTCTCGATGGCTTGTTCGCGTACCTTCTCGGCGCCCTTGCGCCGGCCCAGCTTGTAAACCAGGGCGGTGACGATCACGACGGCGCTGGCGAACGCGGCGCGCAGGCTAACGTAACGATTAACGGCGATAACTACGGCGAGGCCGACAACGACCCAAAGCCACCACGGGATAAAATCAGGAAACACTTCGGTCCTCCGCTATTCGTTTAAACAATGACACGATAGCACGACCGAGCACAACCCCAGCTCCCGCCACCGCCGCCATTTCGTAGGCGTATCGGCCGGAAAATACCATGTTCCAGTCAATACCGCCCAGCATGGAGAAGAAGATCGTCCCAAAGCCGATGGCGTAGGTTTTCCAGCCCTTGCGCGGGAACCGACTTAGCGGGCCGCCGGGGCGTTGGTCGGGCGGAAGGTAGGTATGCTCGTCCATGTCGCGGCCTTAGTTAAGACGGTCCAGAAGCGCCGACACGGCGTCAGCAGCCTTTGCGTAGTCACCCCCGTAAAGCACGACCAGCGCGGCGTAGTCAACGGTGATGGCGGTGTGACCGCGCGCCGGGCGGATAGCCGACACCTCGAACCTAGCAAGATCGGATATTTCACCTACCGTGTTTTGGCCGCCAGCAGGCTTTGTCCTGGTTTTCTTGGCTTCCTTGGTCTCCATTGCCGGCTTTACGGCTTGCTGCGCCTCGTTCCAAGGCGGCTGCGGCGTGTCTGTGCTGACAATGCCCGGCTGGCCGAACAACGCCAGCCCTTCCGGCGTGGTGCCGGGAATGGCAATGTTGGGGCCGGTTTCTTGAACCTGCGGCTGCGCAGGGACGGTCTGGCCCCAGCCCGTGGGCGCGGGCGGGACGGTTTGCGCTGGCGACTGCGCGGCCTGCACCGGCTGCGAGGTGGTCCAGCCCGTAGGCTGCACCGGGGCCTGCGTGGGCGTCGGTTGCTGCGACGCGGCCCAGCTACCGCCCGGCGTGCTTTGTGGTGGCGGGCCCCAGCCGGCCGGCGCTTGCACGGGCGCGGCCACAGGCTGTGTGGTCTGCGCGGACTGTGACGGGCCCCAGCCGGCCGGCGCGGACTGCGGTGTTCCCCAGCCAGCTTGGGCCGGCGCTTGCTCGACCGGCGCACCGGTCGGTGAAACAAGTTTACGCATATCAGAAGCTCCCTTATCCACTACAACAACGCCCGTGCCTTCAAACTCGGTTTTCAGCGCGGACAACAACGAAAGCTGTGTCGTCTCTTTCTTCTCTACCGCCTCGGCCACCAGCTCGTCAATAGTGTTTTCAACAACCAGCTTGTGATTGATAACGCGCGCCGCGCTTGTGCCTTGGCGGTGGATGCGGCGAATAAACTGCTCATACAGCTCATAGTCCCATGTTTGCGTGAACCAGCAAATGTTCGCCGCGCCGCCAAGCTGAAAGTTTAGCCCGTGTCCCACGCTGGCCGGATGACCGAACAGCACGGGTATCTTGCCGGCGTTCCAATCCTGCTCGATCTGCGCAGCTGTCTTGGCGCTGACGCCGCCGCCGATAAACGGTGCGTCGGGAAACACCTTCTGTAGGCGTTCCAGCTCGTGACCATAGGCGTAAGCTACGAACAACGGTTGTCCGCTAAGCTCTTCCACTAGGTCTTTAAGCGCGTCAATCTTCACGTCATGGACGTGCGTGTACTCTGGCGCGATGGTGTAAACAGCGCCGCCGGTGAACTGTTGCAGCTTGTTGTAAACAGCCGCAGCGTTGGCGGCCGTGACCGTCTTGCCTTCCAGCTCCAACACCATGTCGCGCTTAAGCGCTTTGTATTGGTGCATCGTCTTATTATCGAGGCGAAGGATAATTGGGTTGTCTACCAGCGGCGGCAACTCAAGGTAGTCGGACGCAGACGCGCGGAACACGTAGGGCGCGATGGCTTGTTCGATCTGCTTATCGGCGCCGGGGCGCAGCTCGTAAGAGAAGCCGTCGCGGCCCGTGTTAAAGAAGCGGTCGCGGAAGTGCGTTATGTACTTGCCCAGCGACGCGCCGCCGTCGATCATGCGCATCTGACCGAACAAGTCCATGTAGCCGTTCGGGATGGGCGTGCCGGTCAGACCCCAGCGTCGCGCGATCTTGTCGGCGAACGGGTGCAGGTTCTTTGACCGCACCGCGCGCGGGTTTTTAAACTTCGTCAGCTCGTCGATAACCAGTGTGTCGAACGGAAGAAGCGTGCCGAAAAACTGCTTGCACAGCCAGTCAACGCCCTCGGGGTTTATCAGCCAAATGTCGGCGTCCGACTTGAGCATGCCCAGCCGACGCTCGGCGGGCTTGCCGGCCATGTTGGCGAACTTAAGGTGACGAAACTGCGTCCACTTCGCCGCCTCTTGCTCCCACACCAGTTGGCACACGCGCATCGGCGCGATAACCAGCGTGCGGCGGATTATGCCGGCGTCCATCAGTGCGCAGATAGCAGATAGCGTGATAGCC